TTACTTAGTCATGAAGCCTAGTTGCTTGTTGATGAACGTGTTATATCGCGAGCGCACACGTTGCAGGTCTTCCTTGGTCTCGACGGTCTTGGTGTAGTATCTAGGGTCACGCCACATATTATCTGTGCAGGTGACAGCGAACGCTACCCACAGTGACAGGCGCATCGGGTGGTCTTCGTCTGATACAACCTTACGTAGGTCCGCAGGTTTCGGTAACGGAACGCCCCACCCTTTGTAGTCCACAGGCTTGAAGTGTCCGCGCAGTTTACTGTTTTGGTCGCTTTGGTATGCTCCATCCTCCAGCGGTAGTAGTGGTGACATCGTCATACCCCACTCAAAGAACGTCTTGATTGCTTCTTTGTATTTGGCCTTGGTGTCCTTGTTGACTGTTGGGGCTTTGAGTTCTGCTCGGTCTCGACCTGTCCCCTCGACGTGCGTCCACCCACCAGTGTCATCTTTACGGAACACCACCGCTGAGTTGCAGTCGTGTGCCATAACCCATGCCGCTTGGTGTTTTCGGTGGGGTGTGTGCGTGTTAGGGTTACTATTTAGTGCGTCGTAGACAGGTTTCGGGGCAGTGCGCGTCTTGGCAAGGTAGTGGTCGGTTGCTCCATTCTGTATGAAGTGTGTGCCGTTACGGTTTCGGAACCACATGCCTTTGGGTGTATGACGATACAGGAATTGATAACGTCCGTTATGTTGGACATCACCGTATCCGTTGCGGAGTGTGACTTCTTCTGTGCCATCACGTTTCTTGCGCCATACGATGGGTGCATGTTTAAACATGTCAGCGAGGGTGGGTGTGAAACCCACAGCGCCGTAATACCAACTACCAAAGTGTTCATCACCCATGTGATACCCATCTGACAGTGCGTAGCAGTTAGAGCTGATCTTGACGATGCGCTCGTATTTACGGTTCCGATCCCCGATAGGGCGGATGTCTTTACCCGCGTTGTTCGACCCCCGCAGTGGTTTGATGCGCTCATACCATGAGGCTACTTCCGCGAAGGTTTCAAAAGTTGTGAATGTTAGTGCCATTGATTGGTCTCCATTGGTTTGTTTTTAGGGTATTCCCTAAACTGTGTTTTGGTGGTGGGTGCTACCTGCCACCTTATTCGTCGTCATATTCTATGTCAGCTTCGATGATACCAGTTCCACCGCAGTTCTCGCAGTCGGCCCAGTAGTCCTCGAGGTAGCCATAGGGGTTTGAGTTTGACATGGGCACTGCACGTTCGTATTCGCAGCGTCCCTCGCCATCACATTCGGGGCAGTCAATATCTAAGTTCTTCATGTGTTAGTCTCCATTGGTTCAAAGTGTAGTGATACGGTCCGCCGCACCTCCACGTTCTCGTGGACAATCGCTGATAGGTCTGTGTGCTCGTCATCCTCGTAGGTTAAATCCTCCTCCATATCACTCACGTCTTCGCCGATACGAGACTTATACCAGAGGTATGGGAACCCACGATTCTCGTTAAACTCCCATATGAGGGTGCCAAGCGCTTCGACACCTTGAACGGCCTCATAGCCCTCATACCATTTAACGTCGTTAGTCGTGTAGTAGAGCACAGGATGCCCGTTGGCCTCGGTATGCTCCCAGTCTTTCATAAGGTTATGCTTCTGCACGTGTGGGTTCATGGCGTATACTGCCAACACCTCGTCGCGCTGCTCCTTGTTTTTGAACGCCGCGACAAACGCCACGTCACTTCGATAGCCCATCTCACATCTCCCTTGATTTGATATTTACAGTCACGCCCACGTCGGGCTTGGCTCTCTCGTTGTCGAGCACACACCACAGCACAGGATTAGCCCACTGACCCCAGCCGCCATACAAGTAGCCATCTGTTAAGACGATACAGGCCTGCGGGTTGATGTTGTGCTCACGTAGATACGTAGGGACACACTCAACACATGTGCCACCACCGCCTGCTGGTTTGGTAGAGTTAACCAGATCGTCTTGCTCGTTAACCTCATACACCTCGTCACGACAGACCTTGGTGTCCCAGTATAGCAGGCGCAGCTTGTCGGGGTGCACCGTGTCACACACAGCCTTGACCTCGGACAAGAACGCAGACAGTTCACGACCGCCGATGGAACCTGATGTGTCGATAGCCACCACCAGTTCACCCACCTGCTCGCTGATACCCGATGGCATGTAGACACCCGCACCTATATACCGTCTGCTTGGACGTCGCCATGTAGAGTAGTCAGTGCCCGCACATGTTGTCTGCACGAAGTCACGCAACACCTCACGCCAGTTCACTTGGGGCTGCATGAGTTCGTCGAGGTTACGATCACCACCACTACCCAGCTTACCTGCAATCAATGCACCTTGACGCACAGCTTCGTCGATGTCGCGGGCCAGTTCATGCTGTTCATCTGCTGTCATATCCTGAGCACCATCCCAGTCATGCGCATCGAACCCTTGGGGTAGCCCATCACCGCCTTGACCGTCACCTTGACCGTCACCGTTACCTTGACCACTATCGTCCTCGTCCTGACCCTCCTTGAGGTCATTGTAGACTTGGGCAGTATCCCAGCCAGAATACTTGGGGTCGTAGCACCCACCCTCGGGCATCTTGACCCAACCATCCTTGCCATACTCGGACATGATCTTGTCGTTGATGACATAGTCACAGGATATGTTGGCCACACGTGGGTTCTCTTTATAGAGGTGTTGCCACGTTGTCAGATGACGATACAGCTTGTGATACACCTCGTGCAGAACGAGGAACCGTAACTCTGCGTCGTTCAGTCCTTCTATAAACGTAGCGCCATACATCTCGTCGCGACCGTTTGTGCAGGCTGTCGGAACCTTGGCTGCATCGTGCTCCACATTGCGATCACCGATCATGATGACACCCGACAGGGCTTGCGCTCTACCCATGATGTCGACAACGGCCTTTGATAGCCGTTGCTCTGGTGTAAGTTGTTTACCTATTGATAACATTTTATTTTCTCCACCACATCATATGTTTCCACCATGTGGGCTTTGGTTTGGGTTGTTGTTCAATTACGTAGTCTGCTGGGACGCGCGTAGCTTCGTCGATGTATGTTGGTAGTTCTCGACGTTTAGGGGATTCCCTAAACTCTGTTCCGGTGTCGGGTGCTACCTGTAGGTCCATCTCGAGTTGCGCAGTCATCTTGCTCAAGCCTAGTCTCGCACTTCGGTTGTATATCGCGATACGTGGCATACCCATGATTCCAGCGATTGCACGCGGTGTGAAACTCAGCTCTCGTAGTGTCACCAGTTGCTGATCCAGTTCCTTGGTCCACGTGATACGCTTACGGCGTTTGATTTGATTAACCATTTTTCTTCTCCTCATTTACTGCCACAACGACAGCGTTATCTGCGCCCAATGCGCTTTTGAAATCAGTCTTGGCCCACTTCATTGCATCGGCCATGTTGTCGGCGTCGACCCATATGACACGTGATACCAGTCCCTCGACGGTTACATAATACGAGCGCATTACTTCTTATCCGCTGCAAACATGTAGTTGTTGTCCATCGCCCACTGTGTGAACTTCTTGTTCGTCATCACCATAGACTGCTTGGAATACTTGGGAGCGCGCACACCGTTGGCGAACATACCCTGTGCCTCACGATCAAGCCTCGGCATGTAGTCCATCCACGCATTAACCCAGCTAGACTCCAGTGATGCAAGTGTCCGATACACCACCATACACACGGCAGCTGCACTCTCGGGAACCTTGGCGGTCGTCGGGTCATCCTTGATAGACTGCAAGCTAGGCAGCTGGTCGGACATCTTAACAAACGCCATCAGGTCCATCGCACCGCGATCACCGATTGTGCCCATCAGCATACCCGTGAGTGTCTGACTGTCGAACAAGTGACGTTGGTGTAGGATGTCAGACGCAGCCTCTAGTGAACGCGGAGTAACAAAGGCTGCGCGCTGCTGCTTGGGGTGGAAGATATACGGGTTCTCGTCGGGGTCACGCACATCCTCGAAGGATGCAAACAGGTGCGGGTTGTCCTTACACCAGCCAAGCAAGCTGTGGTCGATACCGTTGTTGATACCCCACTCGATCCACTCGATGTTGTTAGGCTTGCGCGACTGCACTACGGTCATACGGTTACGGGCATGTGGCGGTAACATATCACCTACACCCTCTGATCCCTTGTTGGTCGTGGCGAAGATCACACTGTCAGGGTGCAGCGTGTAGCTGCCGATCTTACGTTCGAGAATGAGACGTAGCAGTGCCAGCTTCACAGCGGGGTTAGCCTTACCAAACTCGTCTACCATCAAGGCAATCGGTTGGTTGTTGTGCACACCCAATTCCTCATTGGTCAGGTATGTGACGTAGCCTGTCCCGTCATCTAACTTGGCGATGTTCGGGATCGTGATGTCACCGAGGTCTTTGGTTGTGCAGTCGAAGTAACATGGTAGGTGGTCGGGCATCTCTGTTGCCAGTGTCTTGAGGATGGACGATTTGCCTGTGCCCATGTCACCTTGAACGAGGATGGTTCGCTTGTGCCCTACAGCTTTGATTGCTGCTGTGATCTGGTCGAGGCCCAGTGCATACATCTGATGTGCTTGGTTAGTCATTGTAGTCTCCATTTGTTTTTAGGGGATTCCCTAAACTCTGTTTTGGTAGCGGGTGCTACCTGTGTTGTGTTGTGTTGTTAGTAGCCGAGTGCGTGGCCGAT